TATTTTCACACTGCTGTTGTTTTAATAAATGATATGATGAATTTTTACCTTTATTTTCAGTGTGCCAATAAAGACCATTTAATTCTATTCCTATTTTTAATTCTGGACAATAAATGTCTATTTCATATGGAGTGATCAATGTTCTATCATTTAATATAGTTACTATTCCAAGCTCTTCAAGAATAAAATTTATGTCTGCTTGCCATTTAGTAACATTGATCTTGCTCCAATCAACTAGCTCGAGAGGAGAATTAACTCCATATCTTTCAAATAGAGTATCTGCACATCTTTGTTTCACTTCAGGATCTTTCCAAACATTATCAACTCCATATTTTAATAATACAACATATTTGTAAATAGTGTTGATTGTTAAGGTACATCAAAAGAAAAAGCCCTAGACTTTCGTCTAGGGCTTTTTAAAATCACATAAGTGATTGATTACATTAAATTAAATAAATGTAAGATTGTTTACAACGACCTTGCCATAATAGTCTGCACTGTTTGCAAGAGATGAGGCATTACTTACAAATGTTACCTTACCATAACGAGTCATAACCATCAACTGATTGTTATATGTATTTGGATCAACCACAGTATTGCTGGTCATCAATGGTACATATGGGCAATAGAAGTAACCAGTATCAGTCTCACCAGAACCACCTTTATATCCAACTAAAACGATGTCAGATGTTGAGGTTGCTCCGCCGTTAGGGCTAGTACCTGAAGCAACAACACCAAAAGATGCGTTGAACAAGAAGCTATAAACCTTGATAGTTCCGTTAAGAACACCAACGAGGCGAGTGTTGTTAGGACCTTCGAATGATCCACTAACAGCTGGTGCGAACACCGACTTAGCAGCAGATTGAAGAACAGAAACAACTTGTGGAGAAACAACGATAAAGTTACCAGCACCACGACGTGTCTTAGCAGCGATTTCGTTAGCAACTTTATTGATCAGAACACCAAGAACAGCGTGACGATCACCAACGTAGTGAGGAACACCTGTGAAGGCGCCAGACGACATATCGAAAGTTTCAGTTGTACCAGCCAAGCGGATCAGGTCGGAAACGATTTCGTTATCGATTTCGTGAACGATTTCAGCTGACAGAGCTTGAGTGATTTCTGCTTCGAGGTCCAAACCATGTTGGCTTGACAGATCTTGCATTGCTTCGATTGTCCACTTAGCTTGCAACTTACGTGTCTTAGCAACAACAGGTTGACGCAGAACTTGCAGACCGAGTGAACGACCTGGGAAAGATTCCATATCAACTACGTCGCCAGCTTCACCAGACAATGGAGAGGAAGAAGTAGAGAATGCACCAGCTGGAGTGTAAGCCCCACCTGTAGCAACGCCAGTTACTGGATCATACAGACCACCAGAAGCAGCAGGATTAACACCACCAGAGTAGAAACGACGCATCTTAGATGCATATGGTTGAGTCGATGATGTGTTACCAAAAACTTCATCATTTACGCCAATATCACCACCTGGGGATTCAGTTGTTGTTGCAGTATTTTTGTAAGTGAAGCGCAGCGAGAAAACAAGTCCTGTAGGACCAGTCATAGGCTGAACACCAACAATTTCAGTTGCAATAGTCCCAGGGATGATACGACGTATCATAGGGAGGATTATTTTTTGGAAGCTACCAATGCTACCGGTTGAATTTGCGTCGGCTCCAGCTGTTTCGGTAAGATACTTGGCTTGATTGTCAAGTACCGTCGAAACGATAGCAGCCTTACGTGGATCCAGACCTTCAAGCAATGCTGCCTTGGTATCTTGCCAGTTTTCGAAGAGTTCCTTCATTTTTGTGGCTCCTTTAAGGTTATTTCGTTACGTTTACGCCAGCTAGCTTACGCATTCTTGTGAGCTGTGCTTCGTTTTGTTTTACATCTACTTCTTCACTTAACACTTCTTCATTTCCAGTTACAATTGTAGACTTTTTAGCTTCTACAACTTTACTTTCAACAATTTGTGCTTTTACTTCTTCCTTCTTAGGCTCAACTGCTTCTTTTAGAACACGTCCAATGTAAACATTGAAGGCTTCTTCCAGCTTGTCAGTTGCAACGTTAGAAAGGATGATCTTCATCTGCTCACGTGAGTTTCCACTCAGAGGAGTCAGTAATTCTTTTAGCTTTGTATTGCGTGCCTCAGCTAAACGAGAGCCTTCAATGTCAGCAAGACGTGTCTCAGCGTCGCTAAGCTTGTCCAAGGCTTCTGCCAGGTCAGCTTCAACTGTGCTAAGATCTTCTTTGCGGAAGTTCTTAAACTCAGCTTCAACAGCTTCAAATATCTTGCGTCCAAACTCGAGCTTGCGAACGTCTTCAATGTCTTCTTTAAGTTCAGACATCTCTTCGTCCAGGCGCACTTCGAGGAACGCGTCCAGCTTGTCAACCAGTTGATTAACTTGCTCACCTAACAAGGTGGCTAGTCTTTCTTTTTCTTCAACAAGCTTCTCGGCATATTCAACTTCCAAATCACGGAACTTGTTAATGTCTTCTTTCAGCTCATCAAACTCAGATTTAAGAAATTCATCAATCTTTGTGTCGACTTTTTCGGCAAGCGCATCTCTAGCTGTGACAAATTCCTCTGTCAGAGTAGAGCGGATCTCAACCTCAATCTTTGAACGTTCTTCAGCCAAGTAAGTTTCAACACCAGCTTTAAACTGGGTGCTGATTTCGGCCTTAGTTTCTTCACTCAAAAGGTCGGATTCGAGCAATTTTTTAAGTAGTTCATTCATCGCTTGCTTTCTCCGTATATAATGTTGAGGTGAATTAAATCACCTTTTAAATTGTTACAAGAATATTTATAGGCGGGCTTAAAAAGTTCAATAAAAATGGTAAATATTAGGATAATTATCCTAATATTTACCACCCTGTGATGTTATTTTAAGTTAAATTATTTCTTAAGTTGGTCTATCAGCTCAAAACTCTTACCCTTGAAATCTGGATCAATAATCCCACGTTTCTTTTCTGGATCCCAAACTGCGAAATATTTGTTTCTGATGTGATAAACTTGATGGCCTGAGACAATTGTAATTGACCAGCTTTTAATCTTATTTTCAATAGCATACTTAGTGATGGCTGCCTCAAACTTACCAAGGTTATTAAATGAGGATTGATCTTCAAGATCTTCAGAGATTTCAATAGTCTCTAAGATAACCTCCGATATATCATATCTTTTTGGTTTTTGATCACCTGTGTGTAAAACAGAAACTTCATCTCCATCAAATCTAATAACTTTTCCGGATTTACCATAAGCTTTAACTTTAGCTCCAACTTTTATTTTACCTCTTGGGCTCTGATCTTGGTCTTTAGGAAGAAAATCACCTTCGCGTTCTATAGCCTCAGCTATCGGCGTACCTTTAGCATGTTGTTTAAGATATACTAATGCTTTACCTGGTGAATGCTTAGCAACTCCAGTGACAGAGTTATAAAGCTCAGCAACATTCTTTTCATGAGGTGTAAACTCATAAGTCTTACCACCAATGTTAGTTAATATCTTACCTTTATCAATGTCAAGCTTGAAGGCTCCTAATGCGAGTCCAGGAGTATCTTTTTCAAGTAAGTTTAAAAGTTCGATGATAAGTTCCATAGCATTTCCTAAAATTTAATAAAATTATTTATAAGTTTTATTAAGTTTTAGTAAATTATAGCTCCGCCCATTCTCCAAGGTTTGCGTCCAGCATCTCGCTCTGGCATTCAAGCACTCTCAAGTTTCCAAATGGGCTCTTCAGGTGCCTGTTCATGATCTCTTCGACTTGCTTATTGTCCAGTATTACATTCTTGCAGCCCTTCACCAGTAGGAGCCCAATGATGTTGGACTTTAGTGTGTTGCCATAAACATAGAAGGTCCCATTCATCTGCTTCAGGATCTTGTGGATGCCGGTGAGCGAGGTGAGCTTGTTGTTATAGCAGTTAAAGTAGTCACCAACTGAGGACGGAGCGCCTTCAAGTGAGGTGAGGTAGTTGTTGGTGCAGCTAAAGTAGCCACCTACTGAGGCCGGAGCTCCTTCAAGTGAGGTGAGGTGGTTGACAGAGCAGATAAAGTAGCCACCAATTGACGCTGGAGCGCCCTCAAGCGAGGTTAGCTGGTTGTTGTAGCAGTCAAAGTTGTCAGGCCAAGGCTCGCTTGGGGTCTTCTCGGTGATCAGTTTGTCATTGATGGTCAAGCCGATGAGGTTCTTGCCCTTGCCCTCAGATAATAGTTGGAGTTCATTAAGGATGTTCATAATCACATATGAGTTATGTTAGCAGATTTATTCTTCAATGATGCAATAATAGCATGATAATCTTCTTTATCACCAGCAATCAGATAAACTTTGCCATTGCTTCTCTTGAAAAATTTATTAAACTCTTCTTTATTTTCAGAGGCGATTATATCTGTGTCACTTATTATTAAAACATTATAGCCATCATTAACAAAAATATCAAGATCTGAAGTAAGAGTCTCATCAAAATTTGTACTTGATCCATAATGCTCTGAAAACAACTCTTTGATACTACCAGATTTTAACTCAGTAGATTTATCATGAATAGACTTGATTTCCTTGTAAGATCCTTTACCAGTTGGTAAACAGAAGAACATCTTATGCTTATCACTAAACTTCACTAAGACAAATCCAAGCTTAACTTCACTTGAGTGTTGTTTCATTAGGTTATCAAGATTAGCATAAACTTGTTCTATTTTACCAGACATTGAGCCAGATGAGTCAACAACTATAACAAGCTTTAAGCTGTTAACATCTTGTTCAATTTCTCCTGGCTTCATTGCAGATTTACCGGTCTGCGCGGCAGTGTGAACTCTTGTTATATTTCTACGGTGTACTTTCTGATAGGTCGTTTCTTCTTCAGTAGAAGTTCTTACCAACTTTGATAATAATGCTTTCCAAGACATTGATGGTGAGAACTTTGTATAATCAATAACACTTGGTTCTCCGCCACCATTACCTCTACCGCCCTTAGTAGATTTACTTTTTTTATCTCCAGGTTTATCTTCTTGTTCTTTACCAGAG